GAGTAATGTACTGTTTTGCAAACGTCTGCTAAATCATTTTCATTTAGCACTCTATCAATAGTATAAATTTTAGTTTCCATTATTCTTCTTCCTGTTTATTATAAGGATATTTAGTATTTTCCTGTAAACCGTTTTTTAAAGCATCAATAAAGGCTTGTCTACCAAACTGTAATTGTTGCAAGTTAAAAGTTGCGGTTTCAATCTTCCTGTTTAAATCAGCAATATGAGACACCATTACTTTTTGGTTGTCCGTCATTGATTCAATCTCATACTCTTTATCATCAAGAACTACTACTGACTTATTTTCTTTTTTATTTTCTTTTTTAGTCACGTTAACTCCTGTTACTTTTTAATTCCAAGCCTTTGCATCAGGCTTTTGTTTTCTTCTTCTAGTTTCTGTATGTGCTGAGTTTCCATTCCTTCCACACTAGCACTTAATACAGTAACTTTATTTTGCAAATCTTCAATTTTTCTTTCATGCTCTGCAAATTCATTTTGTATTTGAAAAAAACTACTTACTGCTAAACCAACCGCAGCCATAGCTTTAATAAGAAAAGCCACGGAAATGTGAATCTGTGCATCTTCACTAATTCCGTTTTTCACTTTACATACCAATCAATAGATTCTTTAACATCGTCTATTTTTAAGTCAAGCTCTCCATCGAAATTTGCTTTCCAAACTTTTACTTTTTTACCATTTCTAAATAAAACTACACTAGGAAAGTTTCTTAATCTTAGTTTTCTAACGGTTTCAGGAACTTTTTTTGAAGGTATAATCATCATTTGAGTTCCTTTGTAAGCGCTATCTCCTTCTACAATAAACTTACCTTGATAAAATTTTTGTTTACTATTACTTGACCATTCAGCTGTAAACCTTACTAGATACATCCCTTGATAAATAGCTCCATAGAAATTTTTATCAGTTACCTCTTGCTGGCCAAAAGCTAATGTTAATAATAATAAAAATCTCATCTTACTTTAATTCTCAAATTAATTACTTGTTGTTGTAACTCTTTAATTTCATCTTTCATTTCCTCAACCATATCATAAATCTCGTCTTGTGTGTCCTGAAGATTTCCAACTTGTTGCTTGTATTGTTCATAGCTTGGACTCCAGTTATAACCTCCTGCTTTACTTGGATATTCTTCATCAAACAAGGATACAGGTACGGGTAGTTCTTTTGCCTCCTGTATATCTGCTTGTAAAGCATACCACATTCCTATAAGACTTGCTAACCCTGTACCAGCAGCTATCATAGTTTGTAAGGACAAAGTAAACTTTGAACCTAATATTTTTTCTTCGCTTATTTCTTTACTCATTTTTTGCATCCACAGCAACAACAACAACAATTCTTCATTTTTTACTTACGTACTCCCAAGTATCATGCAGTTCACAAAACCTTATGCTGTCACCAATGTTAGTTACTCTGCTCAACGTATGGAAATGCTTTGTACCATTTACATCTACAATCATTAAACCTTGCGAGGTGTTAGTACAGCTTGCAATAAAAATCCAAACAGTTAAAACAAATAGTATTCTAATTAGAGCCATTATTAATTCTCTGCATATTTAAGTAATACGTTCCATCTATGCCTGTTGAATCAAGCTGATACTGTATGTGGTTTAGTATACTATCTACTTCAAACATAGTGCGTGATAAATCTCTATTAATTTCTTCTCTAGTTTTACCCACTCGTATATCTTCACAACTAAAAATACTAAACATAACAGCAAAGAAAAACGCAAGCAACACTACTGCGTGAATCGCTCTGTCAAAGTTTGCCCATTCGTTTAGTTTTTTACGCATTTTCTAACGCTTCTACTTTTGTTTCAAGAGTTTCTATTTTACTCATAGCTTCTTGGAGTGCTTTAATTGCTTTCATATAAAGAACAGAGTATTTAACAGATTTTATCTTATCGCCTTTATTAATATTAGGGAAATTTTCTACATCTATATCAGTTGCTTCCATTTCATCTACAAGCCCACTCATCCCTGCTTCTTCAAGTTCTTGAGCAACAACACCTATCTGAACTGAGCCATCACCAGCTTCATCTTTTTTATAGTTTCTTATTTTTACTGCTTTAATATCATCCCATTGTGAGTTAGCATCTGTAATATCTTTTTTAACTCTTTGGTCTGAAATAGAACCATAAGAATTATTTGCGTTTGTAACATCTCCATCTTCAGCCACAATAAACCTTGCTTGTAAGGAACCTGATGGATTTGCATAACAACTAATAAAATAACCACTAGTACCGTGTCCAGTTGCACTATATCTTACTTGCAGTCCAAAAGCATTTCCAGAGCTTTCATTATCAATAACCATTGCACTGTCAGCTTGGTCTATATAAAATGTATGGGCAGTATTTATTGCAGAGGTTGAACTTGTGTTGCCTGATGCAACAAACCTACCTGTTGATAGTAGCCTTGCAAATGCAGAGCCATTTGTGAATAATAATAAATCACCACCACTTCCACTAGATGATACTCCTGTTTGGCTACCACCAAGAGCAGAGCCTGTAAACTCTATACCATCACTTGATTTTAATACACCATCATTTTCTATTTCTAATGCAAGTAATGATTCTACATAAAATCTATATGTTGCACCACTAACGTTGTTTTGGAAATAGCTTATTCCTCCTACATTAGCTATCCAAAAAGCCCCAGTTGCATCTGTGTCTGTTAATGCTATTGTAGGTTGTACGTTTTTTATAGATAAACCTCTTGAAGCAGAACCAAAGCTAGTTAATGCAGTTGAAGGTGAGCTGTCAGTAATACCTACGTTGCCAGAGCTGTCTATATCAATTCTTGATGCTCCATTGTTAGCGTGAAACTCAAATCCACTATCAGAATCAAGTTTTAAACTTGTGCCACTTGCTTGGATAAATCCTCTCGCAGTATCATTATTGAAAAAATACAATTGAGGCGTTCCACCAC